CTTTTTTTGCGCGGCCGAACGGAAACAGCCGGGAGCCGGCGCGAAAGATCGCGGCAGCGTCGGGCCTGCGCGCAGAATGGCCGGGTGTCGGCGAACCGTGCAGAGCCGCCCGGATGGCTTTCCGACGACGCCCGCGCCGTGTGGGACGCACTGCCCGAGGCGGTCGTGAACGACCAGCCCGCCGACGCGGTCGTGGTCTACTGCTGCGCGGTCGCCGACTTCGCCCGGGCCCAGCAGATGCTCGACCAGACCGGCCAGCTGGTGCGCGGCGCACGGGGCGGGCTGGTCCGATCGCCGCTGACCATCGTGAAGGCGGACAACGCGCAGACCATCCGCCACCTGGCCCGCCAGCTGGGACTCTCCGACGTCCCGGACCGGCCCGACCCGCCCGCCGGGCGCAGCTGGCGCAATCAAGCCGCCACCGAGCGGTCTATCACCGCCCTGAGACGGGCAGGACAGCTCGAGGAGGTCGACTCGGCCGCCGTCGCCCTGGCCCGCCATCTCGCCGACGCCCTCGACCGCATCGACCCGGCCCGATTCCCGGCTCAGACCGCCAGCCTCGCCCGGGTGCAGCTGGCCGCCCTGCGATCATTGCGGGGCATTGACCAGGACGAGCCCTCCGGCGCCGGCATCGACGAGCTCCTCGCCGCGCTGTCCGCCCCGGTGGGCGACAGCCCGAACTCTTAGCCGGCCGACCTTCGGCATCCGTCTGGCCAAGCTGGCCACGGTCATCGGCCAGCCGTTCATGCCCTGGCAGCACACCGTGGCCGACGTCGCCGGCGAGATCGAACCGTCGACCGGGCTACCGGCGTATCGGGAGGTGCGGATCACCGTGCCCCGCCAGTCGGGCAAGACCACCATCGTTCTGGTGGTCGAGGTCGATCGGTGCATCGCCTGGGGGCCGTTGCAGCGGGTGCTGTACGCGGCGCAGGATCGCAACAACAGCCGGGCGAAGTGGGAGGAGCACGGCGAGCTGCTCAAGGTCACCCCGCTCAAGCCGGCGTTTCGGATGCGACGCCAGACAGGCCTGGAGCGCATGGTTTGGCCCGCCACCGGCTCGACCATCGGGATCACCGCCTCCGGTGAGACGTCCGGGCACGGCCAGACGCTCGATCTCGGCGTGATCGACGAGGCGTTCGCCCAGAAGGACGAGCGGCTGGTCCAGGCGTTCCGGCCGGCCATGATGACCCGGCCGTCGGCTCAGCAGTGGGTGCTGTCGACGATGGGCACCGAGGAGTCGCTGTTCCTGCATGACCGGGTGGACGACGGCCGGGCCCGCGTGGAGGCCGACGAGCGGGCCGGGGTGTGCTACTTCGAGTGGTCCGCTGGTGATGACGACGACCCCGACGACCCCGAGACGTGGTGGCGGTGCATGCCGGCGCTCGGCTACACGGTCACCCAGGCGGTGGTGCAGGCCGATCATGACTCGATGCCGCCCGACGAGTTCGCCCGGGCCTACCTGAACCGGCGCACCGCGGCCGGGCGTCCGGTGATCGACGCGGTGGCCTGGCAGCGCGCCACCGACGGCGCCTCGAATCTGGCCGGGCTGCCGTGCTTCGCCGTGGACGTCACCCCCGACCGGGCGTGGGCGTCGATCGGGGTGGCCGGATGGCGGCCGGACGGCCGGGTCCACCTCGAGCTGGTCGAGCACCGGCCCGGCACCGAATGGGTGGTCGAACGGATGAACCAGCTGTATGCCCGCTGGCATCCCTGGCCGGTCGTGGTCGATCCGGCCAGCCCGGCGGGCTCGTTGCTGGTCGATTTCGCCGCCCTCGGGGTGCCGACCGAGGCGGTGCAGACGAGGGAGTACGCCCAAGCGTGCGAGCAGTTCTTTGATGCCGTGATGGGCGATTTGACCAAGGTGGCGCACCGGGATCAGCCGGCCCTGAATCTGGCGATCGCGGCGGCCCGCAAGCGAGTACTCGGCGACGCCTGGGCGTGGGCTCGCAAGGTCGGCGGGGACGTGTCGCCGCTGGTGGCCGTGACGCTGGCACGCTGGGGACTAGTCAAGGCCGGGCAAGGAGAGCCACAGATCCTGTGAACACTGTCCCCGAAAGGCGCCAGGTGGCACGATATGCGCCAGTGATCGCGCAACTGCTCGGCGTGCTGGCCATGGCTATCGGCTTCGGTCTGCTGGCCGTGTGGGCGGGTCTGGTCGCCGGCGGTGTCGGTCTGGTCGCCTTCGGGATCGCCGCCGAGCTCGCCGACGTCGGGAGCGAGTGATGGGGCTGGGCACGCTGGTTCGGGTCCGATCGAGCCCGAACACGGTGCCCGCCAGCCTGGCCCCCTCTCCATCGCCGGCGGCCGCGTTCGCGCCCGGCCCCGAGCAGAGCTGGCCCGCCTCGACGATCCTCCCGCAGCCTTCGGAGACGTCGGCGCTGTCGGTGCCCGCCTTCTGGCGCGGTTGCGCCTACGTGTGCGGCACGGTCGGCATGCTGCCCTCGATGGTGTACCGCGACACCGACGCCCTCGACCCTCAGCCGCCCGTGATCGCCCAGCCGGATCCGGATCAGACGCCGATGTCGTTCTGGACCGGAGTGACCGAGTCGCTCACCCTGTACGGCAACTCGATCAACGTGATTACCTCGACCGACCGCAACGGCTGGCCGCTCACGCTCAAGCCGATCCATCCGACGCTGGCGGCGGTGCGTTTCACCGGCAACCCGATGGCCCCCACCATCGCGGCCTGGTACGTGGCCGGTCAGATCTACGCGCCGGACGAGATCTGGCACGTGAAGAGCCACCTGGGGCGGGCCGGCTGGCCGCTCGGGCGGGGGCTGATCGACGTCGACTCGGATGCCATCGCCATGGCGTTGGCGCTCCAGCAGTACGCCGGCCAGTACTTCGCGGCGGGGGGCATGCCGTCCGGGGTGCTCAAGATCCACCGCCCGGAGGTCACCCAAGCCCAGGCCGACAGCACCAAGGCGCAATGGGTGTCAAAGTTCGCCGGCAAGCCCTCGGTGGCCGTTCTCAACGAACTGACCGACTTCACCCCGGTGGCGTTCAATCCGGTGGACAGCCAGATGATCGAATCCCGCCAGTTCTCCCTGATCGAGATCGCCCTGATGTGGGGCATCCCGCCGTCCAAGCTCGGGGCGTCGGTGGGCGGCGGCACGTACAAGAACGCCGAGATGGAGGAAGTCCAGGCCCGCAACGATGCGGTGTCGCCGTGGACCCGCCTCCTCGAGCAAGCCGCCTCGCTGGAGCTCGTGCCGCGCGGCCAGCACGTCCAGTGGGACATGTCGGCGCTCATCCGCACCGACACGCTCAGCCTGTACCAGGCCTATCAGGCGTCCCTCGGCGGGCCGGGACCGACGTCGCAATGGATGCTGGTCGACGAGATCCGGGCCAAGGAGAACCTCGACCCGATGGCCATCGTGCAGCACACCCTGGACCAGCAGGTCGCCGCGGTGGTGCCCGCCGCCGAGCTCGAACCGCCGGCACCGGTGATGCCCAAGCAGCCCGGCGGGCCGCCGGCCGGCAACGAACTGCCGATGGCGAACCCGCCGCCAGCCCAGACCGCGGGGTCGATGATGGCCCCGGCGCCGTGAAAGGAAGCACCCGATGAAGCTCGACATGCGCCCCCTGTACCTGCGGGCGGTCTGGTCGACCGCCTACATCAATGACCTGCCCGATTCGGCGTTCCTGCTCATCACGCCGGGCGGCACCAAGACCGGCGGCAAGACCGACGGCGCCCACCGGTTCTTCCCGGTCCGGGGCGCTGACGGCAGCGTGGACGAGGCGCACGTGGCCAACGCCCTGGCCCGGATCCCGCAGGCCACCACGCTCAGCGCCGATCAGCGGGCCACGGCGATGACCAAGGCGAAGGCGCTCGCGGCCAAGACCAGCGTGTCCGGACCGCCAGGGCAGTACACCGGCAGCGCCGGATCCGGCCGGTCGATCGAGCCGCCCACCCTGGATCGGTCGATGCCCGAAGGCGTGCTCGGGTATCAGGAGCGGACGTTCGAGCTCATCATGGAGGTGCGATCCTCTGGCGACGGGCGCACCCTGTTCGGACGGGCCGTCCCCTATGGCGTGATCGCCCAGCTGCCGCAGTTCCGGGAGCGATTCCAGCCGGGTGTGTTCTCCCGCCAGGTGGCCGCCAACCAGGTGCACACGGTCAAGCTCTTCGACGCCCACTCCGACCGGCTCCAGGGGTCACACCCGATCGGCAAGACCATGCGCCTGTCTGAGCAGCCCGATGGGCTGTACGGCGAGTGGGGCCTGTATGACACCAGCCGGGCCGAGGACGCGCTCAAGCTGGTCCGGGCCGGGGAGGTCACCGGGCTGTCGGTCGGGTTCAAGTCGACCGGCGGCGGCAGCCGCAAGGCGCAGGACGGTGTGATTGACCGGGTGTCGGCCCATCTGGATCATGTGGCGCTCACCCACGAACCGGTCTATGCCGACGCTCAGGTGCTCGGCGTGCGCTCGAAGGCGCCGGCGTATGAGGCCGACCGGGAGCGCTTCCGCCTCCTGCTGCCCTCGTAGCGCTACAGTTCGCGACTGCTGGCAGTCGAACCCCGAGAGGGCCGAACCCCTCCCAGCGCAGAGGGAACCGGCGAGGGCGGGAACCGGCTCAGGGCCGCAAGTCCTCCGCCGCCGCGCCCTGGGCGAAGCCCTGACCTTTGGGAGTGAGACATGAGACTGCTTGACCGGCTCGGCGCCGACTATCAGGCGCAGTTCGCCCAGTACGACCAGATCCTGAATCGCTGCGCCGACGAGGACCGCGACCCCGACGACGCCGAGAGCGCCCTGCTCGACGGGCTGCGCTCGGTGCTGGAGCCGCTCGGCGAGCGCATCGTCCAGCTGCGGGAGCTCGAGGACCGCCGCCAGGCCACCGTCACCGCGATGACCGGCCGGCCCGACCCCGACGCCGGCGGCGGCGGCACGATCGTGCACGTCCGCTCGGAGCCGGAGGTCTACCGGCGCGACGCCCACCCCGACGACCGGCAGTTTTTCTTCCGGGATCTCCTGCACGCTCAGATGGACCAGCTGCCAGAAGCGAGGGCCCGGCTGGACAAGCACATGATGATGATGCGAGCCGCCGGCACCACGACGACCGGCGCCGGCGTCGTTCCCCCGACGTGGCTGTTCGAGGAGTTCGCCATCATCGCCCACGGCGCCCGCCCCTGGGCCGACGTTCTCCGGCGGGTCGGGATCACCGACGCCAACCCGGTCAACATCGGCATCCAGAACGCGCCCGGCGCCGCGGTCACCGCCCAAGCGGCCGAGAACACCCCGCCCAACGACGGCTCATTCAACGCCACGTTGCTGACCACCAGCCCGAAGACCTACACCGGCAAGATCGACGTGTCCCGCCAGCTGGTCGACGGATCCAACCCGGCCGTCGACGGGATCATCTACGCCGACTGCATGGGCTCGTATAACGAGCAGATCGAGCAGGCCGTCGTGGCCGCCTTCGAGGGTGCCGCCGCCTACGCGGCCACCATCGCCTACCCCGGCGCTGGCCCGTACGCCAACCTCTTCGACGCCTTCATTGATGCCGGCGCCTCGGTGCGCAAGCATCGCAAGATGCCGCCCAAGGTGGTGCTCTGCTCGGAGGGGGCCTGGGCGTACATGGGCAAGGAGAAGGACACCAACGGCCGGCCCTACGTCACCACCGGCTACCACGGCCCGGTGAACGCATACGGCCTGGGAGACGCCGTGACTTATGGTCAGATCGCCGGCGAGGTCGTCGGCTTGCAGGTCATCCCGTCGTGGGCCGGGGTGGACAACCACATCTACGTGGTGAAGGCCGACGACAGCCTCCTCCTGGAGTCGTCGACGTTCAACTTCCGCTACGAGGAGGTGCTCGGCCCCGAGTCGATCCGGCTCGGCGTGTGGGGCTACGCGGCGCCCGTGATCGGCCGCTACCCGATGTCCGTCGCCAAGATCGACGCCGGCGCCCTCATCCCCGCCCCGGTAGACGACGCCGCCGACCAGGCTCCGGCCCGGTCGGAGAACGCGACCAAGAAGGCGTAAGGGAGGTCCACCGATGGCGGCTGACTGGCCGACCGTGGCCGACGTCCAGAACCTGCTGCGGGTCCAAGCGGGCAATGCGGGCGACGACCAGCTGATCGCCGACGACCTGGCAGCCGCCATCCAGTGGACCATCAATCGGATCGATCCGATGTACGTGCCGGGCAGCGCCACCTTTGTGGCGCCGTTCTCCGACGCGCTGTTCACGGTGGCGCAGTACGAGACCGCCCGGCTGTACCGCCGCCGTGACAGCGTGGACGGCACCATCGGCTGGGGCGACATGGGCGTCGTGCGGGTCGGGCCGAAGGACCCGGACATCGAGACGCTCATCGCTCCCTATCTGGCGATCGTGATCGGGTGAGCTGGTCCCGCGCCCCCGTCGTCGCCGCCTTGCAGACGATCCTCTCGGCCGCCACTGCCGACGGCGTGACGATTCATGAGCGGCCGCCCGAAACGCTCAACCCGCCGGCGATCGTCATTCACCGCCCGACCGTCACCTACAGCGTGGCCGGTATGGCCATTGACGAGGCCAGCCTGCCGCTGATCGTCGTGGCCGGCATCGAATCCGAAGACGCGCTCGACACGCTGAAGGAGACCTGCCGCCAGGCGATCCTGGCCGACCCGTCACTCGGCGGATCGGTCCAGCTGGGCTACCCCTCCGAGGAGCGCAACTGGCGGAACTACACCGGCGCCGGCGGCATCCAAATCCTGCAGGTCGAACTGGTCCTGACCATCCAGATGTAAGGAGCGAACAATGTCATCCGCAACCAAAGAAGCCGAACCGGTCAACGGTGGCAACGGCGGCAACGGCGGCCTGGTGGCGCCGCTGTACGCCGGCGATGCCGTGCCCGTGGCGGCCAACCCGCTGATCCTCAACGACGCCTACTTTGAGCTCTCGGGGGTGAATCTGCGCTGCCTGGTCAAGCACCTGGAGGCCACGTTCGCCGAGAACAAGCCGGTCACCGTGACCTCGCTGTGCGGTGAGGTCGACTGGCCCGGCGTGACCAAGTACCACCTGCGCGTCACGTTCTATCAGTCGTTCGATGCCGGCGCGGTGTACGCCACCCTCAACGCCGCCTATCAGGCCTACGTGACCTCGGCGACGCCGGCGCAGTTCCGGGCCCGCCCGTACTCGAGCAGGGCGCCGTCGGCGTCCAACCCGTGGATCTCCGGCTATGTCGTCCCTCAGCCGTTCGACCTGATCCTCGGCGACGCCGGCGCCACGTCGGAGGTGGCCATCGACTGGAACCTGACCGGCCCGCCGTCCGTGGATCTGGGCAGCGTCGCCGCCACGTCGGCGGTGGCCGGATCGCCGGGCTACTACACGCCGTCGGGGGCGCAGGCGCCCGCCAATCTGGCCGCACTGACGGGACTCACCGCCTCGCCGGCGGGGGCCTGGCTGACCGGCCAGTACGTCATCACCGCCGACCTGCTCGCCAACCACTGGACCGGCTCGGCCTGGGCGGCTGGCAAGGCCTAGATGCCCAAGACGCCGGTGGTGGCGGTGATCGGCATGCGCGCCCTGACCCGCGATCTGGCCAAGCTGACCTCCGATCGGGGTGCGCTCTACAAGGCGCTCCAAGCGGCGGCGAAGAGCGCGGTGGAACCCGTCGCGGCCGCCACTCGATCGACGCTGCCGCAGGTGTCCGGGCTGCTGGCCGGCACGGTGCGGGTCGGCGCCACCCGCACCGGCGCATCGGTGCGGATGGGCAGCTCGGCGCGCCGGTATGCCTGGTGGGTCGAGTTCGGCGGCACCCGCCGAGTGCCGTTCGTCAACACCCGCAAGGACGGCTACCTGTCCCAAGGGCGCTATCTGTTCCCTCTCGCCCACGACCTCGCCGGCGAAGCCGCCGCGATCTATTCGGTCGCCACCGAGAAGGCCATCAATAGCTTCCCGTGGACCAACGAAGGAGACGATCCGCATGACTGACGACGAAGTTCTGCCTACCGTGCTCACGGTGAGCACGGCGTTCACCACCCGCCTGCCGTCCCAACGATTGATTGACCTGTTGGGCCGGGTGGAGATGGACGTCCCGTTCCCCGAGCTGGCCCAGAATCAGCCGTTCCGGATCATCGCCTTCCGGCGGCTGCGCGAGCTCTACCCCGACCGGGATGCCACCAGCCTGTGGATGCACGCCTACGACGTGGAGGTGGACATCAACGAGGGCGACCCTACGAACGGCAGCGGGCCGACGCTTACGCTGCCTTCTGCGCTTACTGGCACTGCCTCCCCGACCAGCTAGACGCCCTGGACGACGAGATGTTCGCCGGGATGGTGCGCCATATGACCGTCGAGGCGGCCGCCATCGAAGCCCACAACGCTGAGCTGCGGCGCAACATGGCCCGGACCCGGAGGTAGAGCATGCCCGGCCCGTCGGTGATGGTTCGCATCCTCGGCGATGCGTCCAATCTGGCCAAGTCGGCCAGCGACGTCGGCTCGAAGTTCTCCAAGGCGGCCGGTTCGGCTCACGCCGCGTTCTCGTCGATGCTGGGGACGCTCAATCAGACCGGGGTGCTCGGCCCGTTCGGCGAGGCGCTCTCCAAGGCCGACGAAGGTCTGTCGCAGATCGCCGAGCACGGCAAGGACGTCGGCAATGTGATGCTCGGCGCCGGCGGCGCTCTGGTCGCGGTGGGCGGCCTGTTCTCTTCCCTCGGCTCGAAGGAGCAGGCCGCCCATCAACAGTTGAGCCAGGCGATCACCAACACCGGCCACTCATACAAGCAATACGGCGACCAGATCGACGCCGCCATCAAACACAACGAGAAGTTCGGCCAGTCGTCGGTCGAAACCCAAGGCGCCCTTCAGCTGCTCACTCAGGCCACCGGCTCGCCGACCAAGGCGCTGGCGTTGCTCTCCACCGCCACCGACTTGGCCGCCGCCAAACATGAGGATCTGAACACCGCTGCCACCCAGCTGGGCAAGGCGTACAACGGCAACGCAAAACTGCTCAAGGACTACGGCATCGTCCTCGACAAGCACACCCATCTGACCAAGACCGGCCAGACCGCCACCCAAGCCCTGGCCGTGGTGCTGCGAGGCCAGGCGGCGGCGGCGTCGGACACCTTCAACGGTCACGTCAAAGCCATGTCGACCGCCATCGAGGACCACATTTCGGTGCTCGGCGAAAAGTACGGGCCGGCGTTGCAGAAGACCGGCGCCGCGCTGGCCGGGCTCGGTGCGATCATGAAAACCGGCCAGGCGGTGATGGGCTTGTTCTCGGCCGGCCAGAAGACCGCGGCGGCCGCCACCGATGTCATGTCCGCCTCTGAGGACGCCGCCGCGGTGTCCGAGGGTCTGGCCCTGTGGCCGATCCTGCTGATTGTGGCCGCCATCGCCCTGCTCGTCGCGGCCGCCTATGTGATCTGGAAGAACTGGAAAACCATCTGGGCCGACATCCAAAAGGCCGTCGAGGTGGTGTGGAAATGGATTCAGGCCAACTGGCCGCTGCTGCTCGGCATCCTCCTCGGCCCGATCGCGCTCGCGGCAGCATTGATTTACAAGAACTGGGCCAAGATCAAAGCCGACGCCAAGGCCGTCGTGGACTACATCGTGTCCATCTGGAACAACCTGGTGAGCTTTTTCACCAAGCTCCCGGGCCGCCTGACCGCCGCCGCTTCGGGCGCCTGGAACTTCATCTCCAGCGAAGCGTCCACCATCTACGGCCAGGTGGTCGGCGTGTGGAACGCCATGATCGGCTGGGTGGGCGGTCTGCCCGGCGCCATCTTCCGGGGCGTGACCAACCTGTGGAAGTTCATCAAGGACCAGGCCTCCGACATCTACAGCCAGGTGGTCGGCGTGTGGAACGCCATGATCGGCTGGCTCGGCGGGCTGCCCCGCAGGATCGCCGGCGCGCTGGCGGGCATGTGGTCACCCATCGCGGGACTGTTCAAAGCTGCCATCAACGGGGTGATCGGGATCTGGGACAGCCTTCACTTCACGATCGGCGGCTGGAAGGTCGGCGCCGGCCCGATCCATGTGACGCTGCCCAGCGTCACCGTTGGCATGCCTCACATTCCGATGCTGGCCCAAGGCGGGCTCATGACGAGCTCGGGGCTGGTGTTCGCCCACGCCGGCGAGGTCATCACTCCGGCGCCGCTGGCGGCCGGCGGACGCGGCCCGGTGGTCCGCATCGACAACGCCCATTTCTCGACCAACATGGACGTGGACGCGTTCATGACCAGGGTGGCGTGGATCGCCCGCAAGCAGGCCGTATGACCTGCGTCCGCCAGGCGTGGCTGACCCTGGGCAGCCTGACCGTCCCGCTCGAATCGTGGTCGGGCGGCTGGTTCTGCTCGAACCTCGACCTCGGCTACCCCGAAGTCCGAGAAGTGATCAACAACCGGCCCGACACCGACGGCGCCGTCGATCGCACGCTTCTCATGGGCAGCCGTTTAGTGTCCGCCGAGATAAAAGCCGAGGCCGGCGCCGGCGCCCGCATCGACGACGTGGCCGACAACTTCGCCCCGTTCATGGTCCCCTCAGCCCGGCCGGTGCTGCACTACATCCTGGACCGCCCCGGCGCCGCCGAGCGCACCCTGACCCTACGGGCGGTGAACTACTCATGGCCGATCCAAGGCAACATCGAGCGCGACATCCAACTCCAATGGAAGGCCGCCGACCCGATCGTCCGGGACCCCAACGTCCAGACCGTCACCGCCCTGGCCGGCGCCGCGGGCGGCACGGGCCGCACGTACCCGCTGGTCTACTCCCGCACCTACCCCGTGGGGGGTGGGGCGCCGTCCACGGCGACGATCAGTTCCGCCGGCGACCTGCCCGTCCGGCCGCTGCTGAACATCTACGGGCCGATCACCGCGCCGGTGGTCACCTTCACCCCCACCACGGGGGCGCCGTCCAAGGTCGCCTTCGTGGCGGCGTTCCGCATCGACGCCGGCCATTACGTGCAGGTCGACACCGTGGCCAAGACCGCCTACCTCGACGGGCCAGGCGGCGCATCCGAGCTGGCCTGGCTTGACTGGTTCAACACCTCCTGGCCGGTCCTGCCCACCCTGCCCGCCACCACCACCATGGGACTGGCGGGCGGGTCGACCACCGGTTCCAGCCAGGCCCAAGCGGTCTGGCAAGACGGGTATCTCACGTGAGCGTCACCACCTGGCCCGCCGGCAGGGGCCCCGAGATCGCCGATCTGTCCGCGCTGGCTGCGCGACATAACGCGCAGACGCCACGCGCCGCGCCGGGCACCTATCCGGTACCGCCCGGACGAGGGCAGTGGCGGGTCACTCTGCACAACCGGGATTTCACCGGGCAGCTGACCCTGGCCCAGACCACCACCGCGGCGCTGACCGACGCCTACAGCCGAGTGCTCACCCGGGCGTGGGATACGTCCGCCCAGCTGGACCTGAACATCGACGGCCGCTCCGAAGCCGCGGCGCTGATCGCCGAGCTCCAGCAGGACGTCGTGGCCTGGCGTTGGGATGACACCGCCGGCGTGGACCGGCCGATGTTTCGGGGGCCGATCACTCAGACCCTCGACACCCTCGACGAGAACAGCCACGTGGTTGCTGTCACCGCCCACGACCACCTCAGCATGCTGTCGCGGCGGCTGCTCACCGCGCAGGTGCCTTACACCAACATCGACCAGGACGACCTGGCCGCCGATCTGGTCAATCGGGCCAGCAACGTCTCCTCGAGCTCGGGCACGTCGTTCGCGCCCGGCTCGGTGCTGCCGCTCACCCTGGCGCTGGTCAACCCGGACGGCACCGTACGTACGGTCAAGTCCGGGCAGCTGCAGACGGTGACCTTCAACGCGTCGACCGATCTGCTCACCATTCTCGACGGGCAGGCCAAACTCCAATCCGGGTTCGACTACGACTGCCTGCCCGGTGGGCTCAACGGCACCTCGGACGCCCTGCGGGTGTTCTACCCCTACCAGGGGGTCCAGCGGACCGACCTGGCCCTGGTGTACGGCTCCACCGTGTCGGCGCTCACCCGGACCATCGACTCGTCGCTCTATGGGAACTATTGGCGAGTGATCGGCAACAACGGGCAGTCCGACCCCAACGCCGCCCAGCTGGCCGCCGAAAGCTGGAACAGCGACGCCAACAACGTACCCAAGTATCCGGTCGGTCTGTGGATGAGCGCCGACAACGCCCCATCAATCGCCAGTTCCGGCGCGCTGCTCTCCCAGGCCCAGGGCGACCTGGCGCTCCACGGTTCGCTGATCCCCACCTACACGCTCAGCCTGGCCGCCGGCGTGTACTACTACGGCGCCCCCTACATGGGTGACGTGGTGCCGCTGGTGGTGCGCTCCGGTCGGCTGAACGTCAACACCAACGTCCGGGTGCTCGGCATCACTTACACCATCGGCGACGACGGCCAGGAGGACGTGGCTCTGACCGTGGGCCAGCCCGGCCGCACGCTGGTGCAGATGATCCAGCAGTCCCAACAAGACGTCAACGCCCTGGCCCGGAGGTAAACCATGACCCGCTACACGCCGCTGTGGGAGCAGGCAGGCTCCTACGCCGCCAGCATCGACCGCCGTTTGATCGCCGCCGTCTGGCCCCCAGCCGCGGTCACCGGCTGCGCGGTCACCGCGCAGGCCGGCACCATGCTGGTCAACATCGCGCCCGGAGCGGTGGCATCGCCGAGTCAGAACAGCACCGGGTCGACTCTGTGTGTGTCCGACGCCGTCGAGCAGGTCGCCATCGCCGCCGCCTCCGGCCAGAACCGGATTGATCTGGTCATCTGCCGGCCCCGCGGCACCGATCTCGACGGCGGCACGAATAACGATTTCATCTTCGACACCGTGCAGGGCATCCCCGCCGCCAGTCCCGCGCCGCCGGCGGTTCCGGTTGGCACGGTGCCGCTGGCCCAGGTGCTGGTGCCGACCGGATCGGTGGCCGTCACCCAGCCCAACATCACCGACATCCGGCCGGCCATGCTCAACGGCGCCGCCGAGCCGGCCACCACTTCGGCGTCGATCGTCACCCGGACCGACACCACCGGCGAGGTGTGGGTGGCCAAAGCGGGCGTCAACGGCGGGCTGTGGCGCAAGGCCCGCGACGTGGTGGCCGGCCGCTGGTGGCGTGCCGCCGCCTACACCTTCTCGACGTCCAACACCGTGCTGGCGTTCGACACGGTCGAACGCGACCCCTACGGCCTGTACGGCACCGCCAGCGGCATATTCGCCTGCCCGGTGGCTGGCTGGTATCTGGTCAGCGGCAAGCTCACGCTGACACCGACCGCGGCGGGTAACACCCCCAACGCCATCGTCTACAAGAACGGCGCCCCCTACGGCTATATCGCTGGCATCACCACCGTCAACGCATCCGCAACCCACCTACCGATGGCGGCGATGCTGACGTACTGCGCTGCTGGTGACCAGCTCGTGCTGGAAATCAATTCCATCCCTGCCGTCGCCGGCGGCGCCGGTCAGACGCAGGCTTACCTGAATATCGCCTACACCGGTACCGGATAAGGGGAAAAACATGAGCTATCAAACCCAGGCCCAACTCGAAGCCGACTACTGGTTCCAGCAGCGTTCCCGAGCCACCGCCATCCAACAGGCCGAAACGTACAAGGACGACACCCGGCTCGACATCGTCGCCCTGGCCGGCGCGGTGCTTCGTGATGAGCCCGGCCCGACGCAGGCCTTCACCCGCCTCGGAGCGGCCGGTCCCGGGATCGCGGACAAGGTCGACACCGGCGACGGCAGCATCGACCAGAGTCTGGTCACCGACGCCGACCTGCTCGCGCTGACCCAAGCGAACTGGCCGCCGATCGCCATGCTGTACTTCGACGCCGAAGGCAACCCGATCACCTGAGGAGAAAGACCATGACACCGACCGAACCCGAACCCGACCCGTGGCCGGATCCGCAACCCGAGCCGGCCGAAGAGCCGTCCCACGGCGACACCACCCCCGACGAGACCGACCAGTGACGGTCGCCCAAGGCTGGTGGATCGTGGCCGAGGTCGGCGTGATCGCCCTGGCCGCCATCGTGACCCTGCTGCGCCGGTAATGGCCTTGATCCGGGTGGCGATCCCGTCACCCAACTACTCCAGCCGAGGCGGCAGCGCCGTCCGATTGATCGTGCTGCACACCGCCGAGGGCGCCACCACCTATCAGAGCCTCGGCAGCTACTTCGCCAACCCATCGTCCGGCGTGAGCTCCCACGTCGGCATCGACGACACCCCCGGCACCGTGGGCGAGTACGTGCCCCGTACGGGGAAGGCCTGGACGCAGGGCAACGCCAACCCCTACAGCGTGGCCGCCGAGCTGTGCGCCTTCGCCGAATGGGACCCGGCCACCTGGCAGGCTCACCCGCAGATGCTGGCCAACACCGGCGCCTGGGTCGCGGAAGAGGCCGCCGCTCTCGGCATCCCACTGGTGCGACTGTCCGCAGCCCAAGCCCAGGACGGGGTCACCAAGGGCGTGTGCCAGCACGTCGATCTCGGTGCCGCCGGCGGCGGTCACTGGGACTGTGGACCGTCGTTCCCTATGGATCAAGTGATCGCCATGGCTCAGGGCGGCGCAACACCGTCGCCGGGCCCCGCCCCAAGCACGGAAGCAGGCCACGAAATGATCGCATCCACAGCCAGCGGCAAGGGCTACTGGACCGCCACTTACGACGGAGCCGTCAGCGCGTTCGGTGACGCCCAATACCGGGGCAACGTCTACGAGCAGCTGGCCCCCGGCACCAGCATCGTCGGCATCGCCGGCTGCGGCAGCGACGGCTATTGGCTGCTCGGATCGGACGGCGGTGTCTTCACCTTCGGATCAGCGGGCTACTACGGCCGACCCGACCGCGTGTAGGTGAGCCGGGCCCGCCAGCTCGCCGTGCTCATCCTGATCGGCGTGGCCGTGCTCGTCCTGTCGATCATCGTGCAGGCCTCCGCTCGGGACTTCCAGGAGCGGCTGCTGGCAGCCGTGGGGATCCTGGGCGGGCTGGCGATCGTGGTCGTGTCGCTCCCGGTGGACAAGGGCGGCGGTGAAGCATGAAGCGCGCCAGCGGCTTGCCATGGTCATCACGTGGGTGGCGATCGGGGGCGGGATGCTGGCCGAGGCCGAACTGGTCTATCTCGTCGTCCGCTGGCTCACGTCGCAATAGACGGCGACGCGGCGAGCGGCATCCCAGCAGGGCTGACAGGGCCATTCGGTGCGGAAGTGCTCCTCGCCGCCAGGGCAGAACTCCTCCGCGATAACGCGCACCAAATCGGCGTTAGGGGTCACAGGTACCGCTCCGTCACTCGCACGTCCTCCTGGTCGCGGGTTTCGATCTCGGGCCAGTCGTCTTCGTCGAGCCAGTCCAATAGCTCGAGGTGGCAGTCGGCGCACAGGCCGAGTTCGGAGACGACGTCGGGATCGGCGCACTGGTGGCACAGGAGATCCAGCTGGTTCACGGTTCCCTCCCTGCTGATCGGTGTTGACGGGAGCATAAGACCTCCGCTCGGCGGCGCAGCGAGAACCGCAGCGCGGGTTTCTGTCGACTACAGCTCGTCATAGTCGACAGAAGTGCGCGCCACGATTCCCGCTCCTAAACTTGACGATTCTCACCGATCAGACAGGAGAAAAAGCGCACGTGGCACGCAGGAAACCCACACCCGACGCACCCAAGGCGATCCTCTATCCCCGGCTGTCCCGACGACGGCAGGACGATCTCGACGGAGGAGCCGGCCGCCAGCTGCACGACCACTTGCGGCCACTCGCCGCTCGACTCGGGGCGACCGTCGTCGCCGAGCTCGGCCTGAAAGACCGCTCCGCATCCCGGTACGCCACCCGGATCCGCCACCAGTACATCGAGGCCATGGCGATGATCGACCGGGACCAGGCGGACACGATCATCTTCTACGACGTGTCGCGCCTGACCCGCCAGCCCCGCGAGATGGAGGACCTGATTGACCGGGTCGAGAAGACCGGGCTCACGGTCATATCGGCAACCGGCACCATCGACTTGAGCACCGGCGAAGGCCGGCTTGTGGCCCGTGGTTTCGTCGCCCAGGCGGCGTATGAGTCTGACCAGACGAGCAAGCGGGTCCGGGACTTCACCCGTGAGCGCAAGGCGCAGCTGCTCCCGCCAGCCGGGCACGTGTACGGGTGGGCCGACTCGACCACCCACGAGACCGACCAGGCGTATTGGGTGGCCTGGATGGTCGCCGAGATCCTGCGGGGCGAGTCGATGCGCGGCGTGGCCCGCAAGCTGAACGAGAAGCAGGTGCCCCGGAAGCGGTCGAAGAGGCCGTGGGACGTGACCGCCGTGCAGAACGTCATCCAGACGCCACGGAACTACGGGCTGATTATCGAGCATCCGGCTAAATGCGAATGTGCCGGTACCGGCTGGGTGGCGCTCAAGCCTGGCGCGCTGAAGCCGTCGCACACCTGGGGGGATCGCCAGCAGTGCAAGGCGGGCACACCCCGCCCGGGCGGCTTCCCGGCGATCGTGGACCCGGACAAGTACCAGCCGCTCCTGCGGGCCCTCGCCACCCGAGCCAGCCGATCCCATCGTCCCCGCCGGGCCGGGCTGCTGTCGGGCATCGTCCACTGCGCGCTGTGTGGGAACCCGATGCTCAAAGCCCAGACCGGCAGCGGACGACCGGTGCTGAACTGTCGCCTCCAGATCGACACCGACCGCTGTGGGGGCGGCACGATCGACTACACCACCGTGGCCCGGGCCATCACCGCCACCGTGTTCGAGTGGGTCGACGGCACCGACCTCGCCACCCTGGTCGACCCGGCCGCTCGCATCGACACCGCCGCCATCCAAGGCCGCCTCGACACCATCGCCGCCAACGAATCAAAACTCAACGACAAGTTTTGGACGCAGGAGGTCATGAGCGAATCGGCCTTCGATGATCAGATGCTCAAGGCCAAGCACGAACGGGAGGCCCTCCTGGCCACGCTGGCGACCGCCACGTCGGCGAGTGTGCTGGCCGACTTCGCGGGCCAGCCGGGCGCGCTGGCGGCATCGTGGGAGGCTCTGACGCCCACCATCCAACGGCAGATCATCGTGGAGGCGCTCGACCTGCGCCACCAGCGCATCGTGGTCGACCCCGTTCCGGCGGGCACGCCGCATCGAAACAGTTACAACACCGACGACCCGGCCACCGTCCGCAACGAACTGCGCCGCCTGCGATGGGAGAAGGCGTAAACGGCCCGAGAATTCTCAGCGTGGTGGCACGGTCACTCTGAGAATTCGGCCTATCGGGGGGCGAATCGGGCCGATATGTGACAGCAGATGTCATCTAGATTCCCGCGCAACGATGGGTGTTGAATCAGGTCACCGGCACGCGATTCGCCGGGGCATGTAACCCAACAATCGGCAACCTCCAGAACCGGGCGCAAACTGGCGGAAACCCGAGAAAGGCATCCGGCGATGCTCACAGCACTCGAAGTCGCCTATCGGTTGAGGGTGTCGCCCTCCTGGGTGTACCGGCGGATCCAAGCGGGGGCCTTTGTCGGGCAGGTGCAGACGCCGGCGGGCTGGCGGGTCCCCGTCGAGGCGGTCGAACAGATCGAAGCCGAGCGCCAGGTCGAGGCCGACCTGGACGCCGTCTATCAGGCCTTCGCCCGCGACTGGCTGGCCGACTACAGGAAGCGGACCGGGCGTGAGCGACCGGATCCGGCGGTGCTCACTCGGATCGCCGAGATGATGCAGACCGCCGACCATGCCGCCGCATAGGACCGGGACCGGCGCCGCTCCTGTCACCATGACCGAGCTGCGGGCGTGGCGTACGCGCCTGGAGCAGGACATGGCGGCGCTCAAGTCCGAGGGCATCGTCCCGCCGGGCGCCACGGTGTTTCGCCGGGCCATGCTGCGCCTGGTCGGCGCGGGCGCTGAGGGCTGCGTCGTCTACGCCGAAGATCTGAATCCGCTGATCCAGGACTGCACGTTTCTCGGGTCGTGGCGTCTGGAGCGCTTCGGCGTGGACAGCATGGCCGACGTGCGCGTGGCCTGGATCGAGTTCCTGACCCGATGGCGCGACGGGCTGAGCGCGCCCGCGCCGGCGGCGACCGCACCGTTCGACGTTGAGCAAGAGGTCACGGATCTGTTGTGGGCGTACGACCGGACGCGACGGCGCGAGCAGCTCGGCGCCGAGTTCATCCGCGAACGGCGTCTCGAGCGCCGGCTAACGCAGGGCGAGCTCGGAGCCAAGATCGGGGTTACCGCCCGGACGGTCATGCGCTGGGAGGGCGGCCGC